AAATTAATCCAAACAAAAAAGAAATTACTTTTAATATTTAGGTGGTGAGCAAATGGCAGAATTTGTACAAGGTGATTCAGGTATACTCTCTTTAACAATTCAAAATGGGAATAGTGTAATTGATTTGACAAATACAACTGTAACAGTATCTATAACTTATTCTCAAACTCATACTGGAACAGTCAAATCAGCAACTATCACAGATGCGATTAATGGTAAATGTCAAATTACTTTAACTTCAAACGATCTTCTTTTAGATGGAGTTTATGTTTTCCAAGCACAGGTCAAATTTTCTGATGGTAGTTCATTTTCTAGTAATGTACAAAAGTTTTCCGTTGCTAAAAAATTAGGATTCATTCCAGTTATCGGTGGGAATGGTGGAACTATTGATGTTGCAAGTGGAGATAATGGTCATATTTTAGTAAATGGATTAGATGTAAAAGTTTATGATGATACACCAGTAAAAACAGATATAACTGATTTACAATCAAAACAAGTAACAATCGGATCTAGTTCTACAAATGGGAATATTAATGTTAATGGTCAAGATATTAATATTTTTGATGATACTAATATATCGAATAGACTTAATACTATTGAAAATTCTGATGTAATAAAAAGATTAGGAGTAAGTTCTAATAACAAACTAACAATTGATAATATGGAGCAAGTTGGTGGAAATGGTTCAGGAGCATTAGTATTTAATACTCTTACAGACTTACAAAATGCCTACCCAAATGGAACTACTCAACCAGCTTGGGTTATTGCTGATAATGAATGGTATTACTGGGATGGTGTAATTACAGTGGATACTACTCCTCCTACAGTAACAGTAAGTCCAACAGCAGGAACTTATAATACAAATCAATCTATCACTTTAACTGCAAATGAGACAGCGACAATCTATTATACTATTGATGGTACAACACCAACAGAAAGTAGCACAGTATACAGTACACCTATTTCAATCACTGCAACTACTACTATTAAATACTTTGCCAAAGATACTGCTGGTAATAGTTCAACTATTCAATCCGTTACTTATACGATTGATAAAGTTGCTCCAACTATTACAGCGTCATCAAGCGGTGGAACATTTACATCAGCTCAAACCGTTACTCTTTCGTCTAATGAATCAAATACAACTATTTACTATACTCTTGACGGATCTACTCCAACCACATCAAGCACAATTTATAGTTCAGCATTAACAATTAATTCAACATCTACACTGAAATTCTTTGGTAAGGATATTGCAGGAAATCAAAGTGCAGTACAATCGATTAGCTTTACAATTAACGCACCAGATACAACCGCTCCAACAGTTACAATTAGTCCCGTTGCTGGAACGTTTATTAGTACCCAATCAGTGACATTATCTGCTAATGAAACAGCAACTATTTATTATACATTGGATGGAAGCACTCCGACTACATCAAGTACGGTTTATTCTTCGCCAATTAGTATTTCGGCTACAACAACAATTAAGTATTTTGCAAAGGATACAGCAGGAAATTCGAGTGTTGTCCAAACAGCGACTTACACAATTAATTTACCTGATACAACAGCACCTAACCCTGTTACTAATTTAACTGCAGGAACAGTAACATCAAGTAGTATTCCGGTTAGTTGGACATTGAGCAATTCAAATGATGTGGTGAATTATGAAGTTGCTTATTCAAGTAATGGAGGCAGTAGTTATACCGTAGCTAGTGCGCTTGTCAATGCAAGCTCAATATCTTACACAGTGAACGGATTAACTGCAAGTACAGCTTATGTAATTCGTGTAATTGCAATTGACGGAGCTGGAAATAGATCAACACCTGTTACAGTGAATGCTTCAACTATTGCAGCACCAGATACAACGCCTCCTGTCATTACAGCTTCGCCAGCAGCAGGAACTTATACTTCTAGTCAGTCTGTAACTTTAAGTTCTAACGAGTCAAATACAACGATTTATTACACGACTGATGGAAGCACTCCAACCACGAGCAGTACGGTTTATAGCGGTCCTATTACAGTTTCAGCAACAAAAACTATTCAATTTATCGGTAAGGATGGAGCAGGGAATGTTAGTACACCTGTGGCAGCGACTTATACGATTAATGCTGCTTCTAACTTTTTACCTAATGCTACTATATACGACTCATTTAACAGAGCGGATAATGCTTCTTCATTGGGAACATCTGATTCTGGTCATATATGGGTATACGATTCGCAAGTATGGGGAATTAGCGGAAACAAAGCAAGACCATACAGCGGAACAGCAGATAAATCCATTTATATTGACAGTGGTAAATCAGATTGTACCGTACAATGTACGTTTGCCAGTGCATTAGGGACGGCAGCAGCAACAGCCCATAGAATGACGTTCAGATGGCAGGATACTACACATTATTTTGCGATTCAAGCCACAACAACAGGTTATACTTTATGGTTGCAAAATGGCGGTTGGACTTCTTTAGCAACAAGTTCTGGATTTACTCCTGCACAGGGTGATGTTGTAAAAGTCGTTCTAAGTGGTTCTTCAATTACGGTTTTTGCAAATGGAACTCAGATTATCAGCGTAACAAATACAAACTATCAAACAGCTACTAAACATGGTTTAGCAATCGGAAATGCTTCAACTACAACTATTCTTTATGATGATTTCTCTGTAGCTTAGGAGGTGTACTAAATGACTTGGACAAAACAACAAACAGGAACATCGGGTAGCCCTGCAACATTAGCAAATCAATGGAGCGGAGCAATTTGGAACGCCATGGGTGATAGTATTACTTATGGTTATGGTACAACTTCTATATATCATCAAATTGTGTCCTCTATGTTAGGTATGACAAAAGTAAATAATTACGGTGTAAGTGGAACAAATCTTGCAACTGGTGGAAGTCATCCTTCAACAGACTCCATGTGGTCAAGGGTTTCAAGCATGGATACCACAGCAAATTTAATTACTGTTTTTGGTGGGACAAACGACTACGGAAACGCAACACAACCAGATTTAGGCGATATAACAAGTACAGCAACAACAACCGTTTATGGTGCTTTGCATTCCATTTGTCAAACGTTATATACAACTTATCCAAACGCAAAATACGCTTTGTTTACTCCTTTGCAAAGAGCAGACAGTATATATCAAGCTGCGAGTGGTGTAATTACTTTAGGGAAAGGAGCAAACCCTAAAGGATTTACTTTGGAACAGGTTGCCCAAGCTGTCATTGATGTAGGCAAATATTGGTCAATCCCTGTTTTGGATTTATACAGGAATTCTGGATTACAACCGGCAATGAGTAATATTAAAACTCAATATATGCCCGATGCTTTACATCCTAATGCAGCAGGGCATCAAAGAATAGCTACTAAAATAGCTGAGTTTTTAAGGACACTATAAAAATTAGAGGAGCCTTCGGGTTCCTTTTTCTTTTGAGGTGATGATATGAAGAAATATATCTGGAACATTCTTATCTCCATCAATCCAATATATAAAACTAATTCTATTAGTTAAAACATAATTTTTATTGTTTTAAAAATCGGATTTTATTAGCTTTTTGGAGGGACATTTTGTCTCTCCTTTTTTATTTGTAATTAAATTAATACGGAATAAAAGGAGATTAAACCAATGAATAAATATTTATACATTTACAATCCACATCAGGCCGACTTCTTTGTTAAAGAAGGTGCAATTGTTGTTGGAGTTGGCAAGGGAAATAAAGGTGACGTATATGTTAAATTCCTTCGAGATCAAAAGTGTATAGAAATATTTGATAAATGGGTTTTAAAAGATAAATATAAATAAATTTATAAAGGAGCAATTGATGTGAATACTGAGGAATTGTATGTAGGTCAAACATTTAAAAATTATAAGGAGTTATGCTTAGAGTTAGGATGGGAAATAAAGAAGAGTGCAAATAGTAAAAATGCACAATTTAAAGAATTAGAATGCTATTGTAAATTTAATAAAATTGGTCATAAGATTACTATTGAAGAAGTGTTTGAAACTCCTCATGAAAAAGTTGAAAGTCGTGGTAAAAGTTCAATATATGGAAATTTGACTCAAATTCTTATTACTGATTTATTGGCACAATGTAATGGACATATTTCTATAAGTAAAAGTAAATTAATGTTTACCATTGGTATGGTTAATACTAATTACAGTGAGTGTCGAGAATTAGTACCAAAACTATCCAAATATACTGACATTGATGAAAATTTTATTTACGATTTTTACAATACCACAATTGGGAGTTTCAGAAGTATTATTGAAACAGCATTAAAGAATCTCATGGACAAAAGAATAATTATGTATAATACAATTATTAAAGTCTCAGAACAAGGAAAATATAATACTAGAAATGCAACAGAACGAGAACTACAACTAATTATGAGCATTGAGAAAGATATTCTTGATGAAATGGGATATACCCATATTTCTAATGTTAGAGTTTCAAAGGATTGGAAAAGATTCAGAACAAAAGCGAAACAATTATTAAATGAACGAAGTGATGTTGAATATTATTTTACTGCATATGACATAACGGTAAATGAAAAATATATAAAAGAGGAACGTAAACAACTAATGGATCTTGTTTTAGAAGAAATGCATCGTAAAGAATCTAAAAGTGAACTTAATCAAATTATCTATTCAAACGTAATATTGAATGCCGAAAAAAGACACGAAAATGGATTTACTTCTGGAAAGAAAGCTAAAACAAGATTGAATATTTTTTATGTTGAAAATATTAGAGAGTTGGCAAATTTATTAATAGATAAAAATACTCCAAATATCATACATAAGATAAGAAATATAGAAACTGAAGAAAATATACTGCCATTACAATTGATTAATGAAATTGATGGTCTTGATGAATTATTTGGATGAAAAAATTACCATTCTTCTATACTATAATATAAACCTTAAATACACTAGTAGAGAAAAATGGTAAAATTTTAAGTTGTAAATTACATAAGTGGGGAAAGGTCACTTTCGAGAACTGCACTCGAAACCAACCCTTGGTTTTCCCCACACCCCTTTCCAATTATTATTTTTTAAATTAAGGATGTATTCATATGTTTACTAATAAACAGCTAGACCCTCCTACAGAAAAACAATTGTCATACATTAACATATTAGAAAGAAAAACTGGATTAAGATTTTACGGAACAACTAAACAACAAGCAATAAACTTTATTGAAAAAGCTAACCAAATGATAAAGGAAAATAAATCAATTAAACGTAAAATTGAACGTGAACATGAAAGTTTTCCATATCCAGATTTATCAAATGATTTACCATCAAGTAAACAATGGTCATACATTCGATCACTGGAAGAAAAGACAAATTTATAATTTAATGGTGTTACTAAGAAAGACGCAGTTGAATATATAGATGCTGCACTTAAATCACTTAATTAAAATATAGATTTTATGTATAAAAAAAGAAGGGAATTAAACCTCCCTTCTCCCCTTCTTCCCCTTTACTTAAAGTAGTGTATTACAGTACCATTCGCTTTTGCATCCGGTAACATAATACACTACTTTAAAAGAAAAAAGAGGTCATTTTACAACCTCTCCCATACTTTGCTGAATCAACTCTTCAACTAATAAGTTAAAATGAATAGTCACATCTTCTTTTTTAAACTCCACTCTGTTAACAATTCTCGATAGCATTGCTTTTTTTAAATCATCATCGGATTCATCAAATTTTTCCGACCAATTTTCTAATTCACTAGCAACTGTATTAATGTCATAATTATTATTTTTCTCATGTTCAATTTCTATTTTAATTTTATCAATCTTTTCGTCAATATCTTTCATTTGAGTATTCAATGAATTAATTGCCCCTGATAATTGTTCCGGTGTAAATGCACTATTACCTAACAATGAATTTGCTATTTCTCCATTGAGTTTAACTAATTGTTTTTCAAAATTACCTTTATCTTTTATTAGATCAGATAAGGCTTTACTCTTTAATTCGATTTCATCTTTTTTCTTACTAATATTAATATCTATAAATTTTTTAATATCAATAAACGATAAATAAAACTTAATTCGGTCAATAGTAATTTTGTCGTACTTTTTAGCACCAAACATATTTTGTTCATGTTCAATTTTCCCGTTATTTAACGGACAACGATATCGATAAATTTTATTAATGTAGTGTTCATTGTGATTATATGGTTTTTGATTTTTTCTGTATAAATAATTACCACTTAGCTTTGCTCCACAGTATCCACAATAAGCTAATCCAGAAACCATTAATCTTCCTGCTAATGGAATTCCTTCTTTATCCTGATCATGAAGGGAGTCCTTACGTTTTGTTCTAATTTCTTCAGCTTTATAATAAATTTCATCTGAAACAATTCTTAATTTTTCATTATATGGTTGGAATTCTAATTCACCATCAAAACTATTGTATTTTACTAATCCAATACAAATCGGATTGATTATTGCCCTCTGTACAGTATTTACTCTCCATGGTTTTCCATTCCTTGATTTATATCCTTCATCATTTAATTTATCTACAATTTTTCTATATCCCATATGATGATTTACATACCACTCAAACATTAACTTCAAAATTTTAGATTCATATTCATCAGGAATTAATTCTTTGAGATATCTATCTTTATTTTTCCAATGTTTCTGATCAGTCTCAAATACTTTGAAACCATAAGGTGGCGTTCCTCCTTGAAAATAACCTTGCTCACTGAGTATTTTCTTTGATTCTCTAACACGCATCGAAGTTTTCAAGCTCTCTCCGGAAGATTGCCAAAATCCAATATATGTTATTAATTTATCTACGTGAGACTCAACACTTCTTTTATGGTCAGTTGTTGACCAAACTTCTATCCCTTTTTCATGTAAAAAATTTACTACTAATGGAGTTTCATCTTCTCTTCTTCCTAGCCTGTCCAACATAAATACCAAAAGAATGTCAAATTTACCTTTAATAGCTGCCTCTTTAATTTCGTTTAAAGCATCCCGATCATCAACTTTCGTTTTCCATCCAGATATACCCTTTTCGTACAATTCATTTGTAATTTCCCATTCAGGCTTGTTAGCAACATAATTATGACATGCTGTTCTTTGCATTGGAATATCGTCTTCAGTATCTACTTGTTTCTTTGTAGAAACACGATATAAGCACCATACCCTTTTCTTATCCATAAATAAAACTCCTTTTCTCCCGTATCATTCGCCTATATTATAACACAAAATACACCACAAAATAAAAGACAGAAATCATGAATAGACTTCTGTCCAGAATACTTTTAATCCATATTCGGCTTTTTTATTATCTTCCTTATTTTTGCTAATGGTAAAATGTGCTTTAATTTTTCTATCTGATACTTCAGTAAAATAAATACGTTCTTCATCTTCTTTAACTTCAAAGGTTTCCCCCTTAAGTTTGACTAACTTACCCATCCTCCACACCTCAAAATATATGTATGAAAATTATAGATTGTCCTATTACTTATATTTTTCTATGAGACTATCTAACAATTGTTTTATGTAATAACGGTACTTAACCTTTTTCTTATAATGATTAATTTCAATTCCAACTTCTTTACATATGTCCAATCCAATGCTACTTTTGTTTAGTTTACCTTTAAATCTATGCTCACTTATTTGTTTTTGAGATAAGTATTGAATTTCAAGAAAATCTTTTATATGTACAAACGCAGTAAAATTATCATATTCCCTAAAGTTGAAAATAAATCCAGCAATTAGACCATCATACTCTGCTGCATTTTTTAAAGCATCTATTTGGTGCTTCTTGATTATCTTCTCTTGGAATGATATTGATTTATTTGCAGTTGATTTTAACTCTATAGGGAATAAATTAGGCTTCTTATATATGAAGCTATCAAAATCATTTTGACTTACTTTTGCATTAGGTTTAAGCATCATTGTTGGAACATCTTTAATTCTGTAAAAGAATATCCCTTGATCCTTCGCACTTTGTTTCATATCCTCTTCAAAACTTTTACCGGGATTCTTAGCCAATCAATCACTTCCTTACTTATTCCACAATACAAAATCCTGCTCAGATTCTACTGTGCGTCCATATCTATATCCAAACTTTACAATTTCTTTTTCATGATCCGTTAAAGCCCTGTTCCAATTCTTTTCTAATTCATAAATCGCTTCATTATAAAGAATTTGATCATAATCTAATAGTTCTCTATTCATATGCATCACTCCAAATAATTAAAATTTATGGTTTCTTTTGTTTGAAGTACGTCGTTACCATTTCCTTTTCATACGTTCATTCTTCATTCGGTTAAGCTCTTTATGCCCTTTAATTATTTGAATAAAAACAAAAATAATAAATGATATAACTACTACAGAAACCACACAGAAGAATATTAAATAACCGATTGCAAAAGGACTTATTGCTCTCCACATCTCATTAATTGGAGTATTTAAAATATCTTTAATTGTCAATTGTCTTTCTCCTTTCTATCATCGAAAGACGACATTATTTGTACCATTCTTTAAACTTTAATTTGTATTTTATTACTGCTTTGATAACATCCCATAATCTAGGTGATGAATAGCGATAACTAAGCACATATAAGTACCATAAACCTTCAATCTTTTGTATTTTCATAAATCCTCCTTATGACATATTTTCATTCCAGTTTGTTCGAAAGATGAACTAAATCCATCTTCCACCTTTGCCATTTTTTAAGTCATCTCGTATTGCCATAAGTACATAAATAACAACTGGAAATAAAAGTATCATTACAGGAATTAACCAAGGTGCTTCAATGATTACAGGTTCTATAATCAAAAAAGTAATATAAACAATTAATCCAATTAATAGATAAATTCCTATTATCCACCATAACAATATAACCACCTCTTTTGTGTCGTCTTTTGTTTCAAATAAATATCTAATAAAACTACAATTTTATTATAAAAAGTTTGTGAAATTCGTCTAAAGAACGTTGATATATCAATGTTTGTAAACTTAACTTTTCACAAACTTTTATTTATTTATCATAAATGTTGCTAATTTTCACATCGCTGCATTCATATTGATTATGTACAGGAAATCTAACATCATCTTTATCTACTTTAAAATCAAAATAGGATTCATCTTCATCATTAAACCATTCATTAATTCCACCAACTATGCGACCATTTCCATCTCTAAAGATTGGTTGATTCATATTCTCACCTCACATTCTATTAAAAAGAGTAAGGAAGTATTTCCCTTACTCATATATTATCAAATTAATTGTATTTAATCAAGCGTTATTATTAAATTATTTGTTTTTTATTTTCTTCGTTCATATGTTACAAAATGGTAGTTATATAGATGTTCACTGTCCATTTTATGATGCTCATGATCAATAACTTTCCATTCTGCAATATTAAATGCAGGAAAAAATGCATCTGCTTTAGGAAATGCATGGTTTATAATAGTTAAGTATATTCTTTCGGTATATTCTAATGCTTGTTTATAGATATCGGCTCCTCCACAAATAAACAATTCATTTTCATTGTTATTATAAGCCTTATATTCAAAGATAACTTCTCCTAGACTTGTATATACATGTGTTTCGGGCGGTGCTTGATATTTAACATTCCGGGTAACAATTACATTATGTCTGTTTGGTAATGGTTTACCAATTGACTCATATGTTTTTCTTCCCATCACACAAAATTGTCCAGTAGTTAATTCTTTAAAACGTTTCATGTCTGAAGGTAAATTACATAGTAATTGATTTTTATGGCCAATGGCATTATTTAAATCAACACAAGCAATGAGATTGATCATACAGTTACATTTATCCTCCCTATTCCCCCAAGTGGATTATATCCTACTAATTCAAAATCATCTGTTGTTAATTCAAAGAATGGTTTATCTGCTATTTTTAACTTAGGTAATTCAGAATCCCATAAGTTATTTTCATCGTATCGTTTAATTAATTCTCTTGCTTGTTGTTCATGTTTATTATATAGATGTAAATCTTGAACAAAATGAGTAAATACACCTACATCTAAACCACATTCTTTAGCAATAGCATGTTGTAACGCTGCATATTGCACTACATTCCATCCTCCACTTCCTGCTGCTGTTAAAAAGTCTCCAGAACGTTGTATTAATGTCATATGTAATTTTCCATTCTTAACTGAAAAATGTGTTGCGTATGCACATTCAATTAATGATTTTTTTGCTTTAGTCTCTTGATCTTCAGACTTAAACATATTCATTTGAATTCGTCTACTGGTTGGATTAGTTTTAATTTCATTTATTATATAATGTATCTGAGAAGGGAATCCCATTGTTGGTTTAGCAATTTGATATCCATATGCTTTTTCTATTTCATGATTTTCATTTTTCCAACTATCCCATATCTTACTATTTAGGTCATTTACATTATTAGACATTTTAGAATATATCCACAACATCTCATCGATAGCTGCCTTATAATTAATATTCCTTAAACTTAAAATTGGAAAACCTTTAGATAAATCATAATAATTATATATCTGTAGAATGCGTTTTGTTTTAGGTTGCTCTCCGTTGTTCCACTTCGAACGATTATCAATTTCCCAATCTTCTTCGAGAATATCAACAAGATTTTCAATAAAAATACTATCAACATAACTCATTTAAACAACCTCACTATAATCTTTTAATTGTTTTTGTGCTTTTTTAAGGTGATAACGTACATTTTCTCCGGTCATTCCTAACTCTTTACCAATTTTTCTTAATGACAATCCTTTTTCTTGCATTCTAATAATATGTATTTGTCTTTCAGTTAACTTACTTAAAAGTAATTCTTCACCTATTCTACCCAGTACATTTTCTTCAACTTTATTATCTGATGCAATTATTTCATGTAAACTATGACTTTCATCACTTTTATCATCTATTGAAATAACTTCGTACATATTATTCCAATCATGAGTATTACTATTTACCTTAAAAATACAACATTCCCTGTTTAGACGCTCGGTCACATGCCAACGCACATACGATATACAATATGATGAAAATTTACAGTTCTTTTCTGGATTGTACTTAGTTACAGCTAACCATATGCCAGTTTTAGCATACTGGAGTAAGTCATCAAATTCTAATCTATGTTTTTTAGCAATTGACATCGGTGATGGGAACATATGATATAAAGTCGCTTTTGCTAAGTATTCATATTTAAAATATAATTCTTCTGGATTCAAAATTTATCTCCTATAAAAAGGGAAGAGCATAACCCTTCCCTAACTTATTTTCATTAACTCATTATAAGCCTGTAGCCATCTTGATTTCGTGTCATTATCCGTATATTCAAGTAAATCCAATAATTTAAGTATATCTTGACTTGTCATATTCATGAGTAAGGATTTCATTAAGTCAACACTTTTTATATTTGTTAATGTTTCGATTAATTCATTAGGCAAGGGATCAACTCCTTAATTTGTGCCAGTACTGCCGAAACCACCTCTAGAAACTTCATTTAGTTCAATTACAGTTTCAAATTCAACTTCGGGCATTTTTCCATTAATACGGAATTGACAAATACGGTCGCCCTCGTTTATCACTGTATCTCTCATGGCTAATGCTGGAAAGTGCCATTGATCATCGTTTCCTGAGTATGAATTATCAATTACAGCAAAAGAGTTAGTTTGTAAAATACCAAAATTCTTGAAGGTACTTGAACGTGGTACAATATTTGCTTCATGTCCATCGGGTAAAATCATGCCCACTCCAAGTGGAATCATTTTATATTCAAATTGTTTTAATTCGATAGTTTCTGCAGCTCGAAGGTCACACCAATCTCCTGTAGCGATTTTTTCTATTTTAGGTAAGTTTTCATTAAAATATTTGATTTTGATTTGCATTAATATTCTCCTTTTATTCAATTATATTAAATTATTTAGAAAGAGGAGAACAAGTCTCCCCTTATTTCTTATTGTCTTGAAACTAAATAATCGATACCCTCTGGATTAAATCCAACTACACGTTCTAATATTTTACCGTTTTCATCAATCAACAACAATGATGGTACACTTGCAATTCCATATTTAGTTGCCAATTGCGCATCTTCTTCAACATCTAATTCTTGATAATCTGTACCTTTATCGTGAAGATAATTTGTCATGATTTTACATGGTGTACATCCTACTCTTGAAAACTTAATAATCTTACTCAATTTCTATTCCTCCAATTAATTACATTTACTTACTCCACAAGCGTGACAGATACAATTCCCCTTATCGTATGCTTTTTCGCCACAATTAGGGCATTCAGCTAATTCAAATTTCTTTTTACCTGATTTAATTTCAATTTCCATATTTTCTTTTTGGATTTGACTTAAAATATTTGCAATTGCACTTGGTAATGTTCCCATTGTTTGATCATATGTAAGTGTATCAATTGCTTGTTGAAGGTTATCACTAGTTCCACCAAGACGTAACAATTTAGTTGTCATTAAACCTAATGCTTTAGCTAAACTACTAACCTCTTTTTCTTTAGTAGAAATGAACACTTCCCAAGGAATTCCCTCATTAAGATTAATAGTTACATATGCACGACCAAACTTATCACCATATGAGAATCCTACTTTATCAGTAAATCCATATAAACGTTTAGGACGTTTTTTAATTAGCATTGAAGGATCATATTGTTTCACTTCTTTAACATCTATTTGTTCATTTTCTTTAATTTCTTTAAGTTTTTCTGCCTCAATATGACTTTCTAATTTAGCATCTTCTTCTTTAGTTGCTAATACTTGAGCTTGGCGACTACCATCACGATAGATTGTCATTCCTTTTAATCCTAAATCATAAGAAAGCATGTATAATTCATCAGTTTGTTCAATTGTATAATCATTAGGGCAGTTAGCAGTTTTACTAATAGATGAATCAGTCCATTTTTGTACTGCAGCTTGAACTTTAACATGATCAGATGGAAGTAAATCCATTGCAGTTACAAAGTGTTCAGGAAGTTCCTTAATATCAGTCAATCCGTTTTTATCCATGTATTCTTTAGCTAAATCAACAGTTTGCTTAGTGATTCCTAAACGTCCTGCTCTCCAATATTCCCAAGAGAAGTAAGGTTCAATACCTGTAGTAGTTCCACCAAATTGCTTGCGAAATTCTGGAATATTATCAATATATGTACCAGTTGAACCAGTTGGAGCTTGAGTTAGTAAAGTAACATTTCGGATACCAGTTTCTTTTAGTTTATTATGTAAATGTGGGAATTCTGCAAGTAATTTTTGCATAAATCCACTTTGGATAAATTTTTCATAATCGTATTCAGGGAATGTTCCTTTTTCTTTCGCATAATCCATGGAGGCTTCATATGCTTTCTCAGCAATAAATTTATAAAGTTTATCTACAAATTGATTACCTTTATCTGATCCATATCTTAGTCCTAATTGAATCATTAATGTTCCTAATCCAAGTGAGCCGATACCAACCCTACGTTCCGATAATTGAACTTGTTTATTTTCTTCTAAGAAATATTGAGTATAATCAATAATATTATCTTGTAAACGTACAGCAACTCTCACTGCTCTTTCTAAATCATCCCATAATACATCATTATTTTCTTTGTCATGGAATCTTGATAGTACAAAGTGTCCTAAATTACAAACACCAAATTCTGGCAAGCCCTGCTCTCCACATGGATTTGTGGCTACAATCTCATGAAAATACCAGCTATTTGATTCTTTATTATATCGTTCCATCCAAACAATTCCCGGTTCAGCAGATGCCCAAGCTGATTCAATTAATACATTCCATAAATTTAATGCTTTTTGATCTTCATTGTTAGGAACAACCATTTCTTTTAAATCTTTCTTAGCACATTTAACACGTTCCATGAATGTATCAGAAATACCAACAGAAATATTTGCTCCTGATAAATAACCCATTTGCTTTTTACGTTCCATAAATTTATAAACATTAGGATTACTATCTTCGCAAATAAGCATCAAAGCTCCTCTGCGACTTCCTCCTTGGATAATTAAGTGAACAATATCGCTAAATATCTCTGCAAATTCAACGTTATCAATTGTATCTTGTTGAAGTAATTTAGCAATTAGTACAAATAATTCCATCCAACTTACTGCACCAGATGAACGTCCGTTCACACCTTTTACAATTGCATCTCTATGACGTAATTTAGTAAAATCAATACCTAAAACTTGATTATAATAAGATTCTTTTACAGTTGTTTTTAAGGAATCAAATAAATCATCTACAGAATCCTTTACATGTTCTTTATATACTTTATGTCCTTGATCCTTGGCTTTATCTAATGCTTTTTCCCATTCATCTTTATTAGTATAAATTTCAACAGCATCGAATTTGCCTAATTTAATGCGATCTTGTAATTCTTGTGAATCTTTATGTTCTTCTTCAAGTAATAATTTAAATGATGCTTTGGTTGAATTACTTCCTTTTACAGTGTTAATGTGTGATATATTTAATCCACATCCTCCACCTCTACGCATAATAGAAGCTTCATAAAATGCAACATCTACTACATCAAGGAATTGATCTTCTGCTTTATTTTTAGCCCTTGGTGATCTAATAACAAAACAATTATAAGCTGTTAAGTCAGCACGTTTACCAGTTACATGTTCTTGGCCTAACATTAATTGAATACGTCCACCTAATGAATAACGATATCCATCAAATAACCAACGGAATTCATTTTCCCATTTTTGTTTTAATTGAAGAGTTTTTTCAACGCTTGCTGCTCCTTTAGCCCAACGTTCCCACAATTGCGAAGGTTCAGTTTCTAATGGTTTATGCATTAATTCTTTCGTTACAGTATGTGTTTCACCAAACCGATCTTTAACTTCATAAGTTTCATTATTAACTTTTGTAATCTCAGCTACTTTTTTAGTTCCCATTGTTTTATCTACAATAGCAACCACAATATCTCCAACTTTATAACCATCGTATGTAGGAATGGTATATCTATCTAAAGCAATCAGTTCATCTAATTGACCATCCTTAGAGAATTTCATGTCTTTATTTTCAAATTGATACAAGTTAACCAACTAACAACACCTCATAATTTTTATTTGTTTATTTACATTTTGGTATTATTTAATTTCAATTTTATGAATCGATTTCGTTTTACTTATGTACTTATCATCTTCAAAATTGCTTTCTAAGCTAAATCCCATTAATGATTGTGCATATGTAGCTGCGAATGAACTCTTTTTCTGTACCTCTTCAACCGGTATGTAATTCTCATTAAAATATTCTTCACTTACTACTCCAACTCTACCGTACTCATTCGTGATGATTATATCTCCGGCTGAAACAGGAACTTCTCCTGCTCTTGTCATTTCAAAACCATCTTCATCAACACGTTTAATGTCGAACAAGTGTCTTCTATCAACGTATAAGGTCATATAATCGACCACCTTTATTATTTGTATGTACCAATGTATTCTAACTTTCCGTGACTTAATCTTGCTTCCTCTTGGAAAATAGCCTGAACTTCTGAACGAAACTTGGATTGATATTCTACTTTGTAGCTTTTTTCTCCAACTTTAATGATTCCATACCAAATTTTATATGGATCAAAGTCTGCTTCATGAGGTACATTTTTCCATTCAATTTTATTTCCTAAACTATTCAATCCTGTATTATTCTTCTTTTTGCCAAAAAACTTATTCATGTATTAATTCTCCTCTTTATAGTAATATTTTATTCTATTAAACTAATTAACCGACAATCATAGGCAACACCACCTTAAATGGTAAATTCTTATAATATCAAATTAATTACATTTATACAATATTTATTATTAAATTATTTATTTTTACTCTTCATCTTCTCCATTTAAAGCTGTATAAATCAATTCACTGATCTCCCCAATTGAAAACATTGTCTCATCGAACATTGTTGGTAGCATATTATCACCTCCTTAAATTAATTTCCTCTAAAACTTGTTTAATTTTTTTACTATGTAGACTTTTAACATTTTTAATAATATAATAATATTTATCAATACATTTCTGATGTCCATTTAATTCAATTGATTCCTTTTCATCAGATAACTTAATTACCCAGTTATCTTCATTATTAATTTCTTTACATATATCACAAATACGATTAATCAATTAAGGCTTCACCAGACTCTAACTCTTCATCAACTCTTGAATATAATGATTCCCGAAGCTCTTCCAGTTCTTCAATTTTACGATCAACTTCCTTTAGTTGTTCTAAAAATTCTTTTAATTTACTATTCATACTAAACATCTCCTTTATGTAAGAGAGTGACGGTAAAATCACTCTCATTTGGTATAATTTAATATTAATATAATTACTTATGTATGTCAACCTATTTCTATGAAAATATAATTGAATCTCTAAGATTATTAAGTTTAGAAAATATATTTGCAGACTTTTGATCAAGATGATCCCATACTTCATCTGGTACTGACTCATCAAATTCAATATTATGTAAAAAATCAACTAACTCACTTTCTACTTCATTAATTAAATTTAACAATGTGTCCTTTTTAGCTTCTGAAATAGTTATATTCCCCATATCACACCTCATATTCTCTTTTTAATTGTACATATTTTTTAACTAAGTCGAAATTACGTTCAGATAGATAAAAATCAATCAATAAATTTAGTAATCCTATTTCAAACTTTTTAGTAAAGTCGAATTCATGTAATTCTTTAAGTTTATCCTCGTCAATATAACGAATATCATAAGGACTAAATTTAACATAATACCGTTTAGATTCAATTATTACTCCATTATTTTCATTAAGTTCATATTTACAAGATTTAACTTCCCCAACACTATTTGTAGCCGTTTTAACTTTATCACCTATCCTAAATTTGAAAACCATTTAACCATCCCCTTTTGATTTAAATAAATCGATGGTTGCCAAGAGATAATTTATTATAAGCCGAATCAATGCTGCGTTTAGGTCTTGTTGATGATACCCTATTTACCTTGACAACATTATATTTAAGTATTGCATAATTTCTAGCTTCAATTTCATCATTTGCTTTGATCTTTAATAATATATTTTCAGATGATGAATTAGTACATGATACATAATATTTCAATTTATATCCTCCTGATGAAAGAGTTCTTTTATGTTAAATTATTTACCCTCGACCATATTAATTCCAATTAAGGAATAACCACACAGGTCACGGTAAGGGGATTCTGAATCACCTATACCGGATGGATTATTGAATATGCGATTTTGCTTATCCATCATTCTTACTGTTAGCAGCATATGTTTCACTAAGCTTTTTGGAATTAAATAATTATCTTCATCATATGTATAACGTTCCATTAATACTTTCATCATTTCATATGTAGCATCAACACTTGATCCATATTGTTTATTCTTATCATCGGTGAAACTACCAATTTCTAATCCGAGTTTTGTGAATATACCTTGTTCTTCAACAATATCAATATCCAATTGTTTAATACCATCGAAACTGACTACTACTTCAGAATAATCATTAAATTTAATTTCTGCGTTTTTATGTAAATAATCCACTTTTACAATGGTTACAATTTCTTCATTCCAAAGTACTTTATTTCCTGTAAATATGTAATCCATAAATTCTTTTTCCTCTTCAGTTAACTTATTTAATTCTGATTTACTGACTGGAAAAATTACAGCATCATCAAATTCAACATCATAGTCCTGATAAGCAAAATTAGTTTTTCCTAATACGATTGCACGTTGGCCAATTCTCATTGATAAATCTTTACCTGCATTAGTATTTAAAATGACGATCTCATTTTGCTCAAACATGTTATTCCTCCTCAATCCAATATCTCAACAAGCAAAGTTTGCTTTCCTAAACTCCTTGCTGTATTTATATCATTAACAAAAACATCAATACGACCATCCGCAATCGCTCCACCACGATCTTCTACTATTCTAGTTCCAATACCTTCTATGTAAACTTTTGTACCAAATGGAATTGATTTAGGAGCTGCTATCGTTCTTCCTGCAGTTGCTTTTGTTCCTGATGCAGTAGTTCCATATCCTTTATCTCCGGTCTTCTTTTGAGTTGATTCATAGCCGTTAGTGTAAAATGTAACGGTATAATATCTCTTTCTCATCTCCTTTCTAACTTGCAATTGCTTTTTTAAATTATCATTCTCATTCTTAACTTGATTCAATTGATCATTTAATTGGTTTATCTGACTGTTTTGATTATCAATTTGATTTTTCTGGTCGTTAATCTGATTTGTTTTTTGTTTAATTTTTTGTTTATTTTTCAAGTTAATTTCTTTTGTTTGTTTAATTATTTTATTTTGATTCTTAATTTTTGATTCATATGATTTAGAGTCTTTTATGTATTGATCCCCAATAATGAAATTTGATAATAGTAATGCTATAGTTATTCCGGTAAACACTAGTTGTTTATAAGTCATAGAATTGCTCACTCGTCAGGATGAGCGTCAACACCTCTTCCCTTAACTTTGTACCTTAATTATATTAAATTAATTATATATAGTCAACTATTTTCTGAATTTTTTTCATCTTTTTTCTTCTTAGTTGCTTTCTTTTTAATTCCAAGAAATTGATTGATTCGTTCTTGAGATAGATCAATGTAATATTGTTTATCAAGATACTCAGGTATTTTTACACCTTTAATATCGTCATTATTAATAAATGCTTTTTCTGGTGTATTGGCAAATTTTTCAGGATTTTTATCTTCCTTTTTCTTGTATATAGCTCCATCATTTTCTCTTGTTGAGGCAAATACTCTAAAAGTTTTATCTTTTAGAACATCACCATTTTCATCCCAAACTTCTTTTGTTACCATTTTTCCAGTTTTTTCGTTTAAAACTTTTTTCTTTGAAAATGTACAATTCTTATAAGCATTTTTATATACAGATGATAACTTAACAATCTTTTGAAATTCCCTTAATTCATCACATTTGTTAATTGTTTCTTCAATTGGTGTTCCAAATACGAAATAATTAACTAACGCTTTATTTACTATTGGCAAATCATAATCAAGATCATTAAGCTTTTTAACGTATGCCCCTTTAGTTTTCCAACGTGGTTTACCTTTTTCATCATACAGTTTTTCTGGAATCAGAAGATAATTATTTACATCCTTCTGATAAATTTTTATATGCTCATCCCACTCTAAGTCAAGTCCTGTTCTGATTTCCCATTCTTTTGCTGCTTCTTTAATCTTAACAACATCTTCTTTGGTTTCAACCTTCATATAAATACCGTCAGTGTTGCTTTGAATTAGCTCACAATAAGGTTCAACATTTTCAATTAAATCAACTAATAATAATTGTCCGGCTATACATACATTATTTGCCATTAACGGATCAAAAAGAGCATTAAATTGATCTTTTGATGCTCCAAAAGTTCCATTTATAACAACTTTTAATGGCTTTTCTTTTTTATCTTTTTTCTTTTTTAAATCTAAACGAGTATCCCTAATTTCCTTGAATTTAAAAGGTTCTTTTACGTTTCTACTTAGAAAATCATAATTAATCATGATGCTTGGATATAGAGAGGCAACATCACAACAAAGAATAATTCCTTCACCGTAATAATTAGGTACTGCTGCATGTATGCCTCCAAAACCTAAAACATGTTCAACTCCTGCAATCTCTGTAACTAATTGATTCTTTTTACCTTTATCATCAACATATCTTCTATTTTCAGGATTTTCATACCATTCTTTGATGTACTTATATTTATCTAATTTGATTGTTTCAGGAAAAATGAAATCAAATTCATCACCACGATTAGGATATTTTTCTGCACCTAGAATATAAGCAGATAATTGAGCTTTTGTTTTATTGAACAAAGACATATCAAGATTGAACATTTCAATTAACCCTAATTGACTTTCAAACTCTTCTGTCCTTGCTTCATAAACTTTAATTGTTTCACGAACATCATGTAAACAGTATTTAATGGTTTGTTTAATTTCATCTTCAGTTAATGGTCGATCCAAATCAAAAGGAATATCAGTTTCTTTTATCATGCTTCCCATAAAACCTTCAAGAGTTTTTAAACTAACAGGTGGATTTGGCATTATGTCAAAATTATTAAGTGTTAATTTATAACCATCCCTTACTACCTCGTAACCTTTTTTACCATCAATAATTAATTTATCATTTATGTATCCAGCATCCATACCTAATAATAAACCCTTAAAAATATTCACATCATAGTTACGACTATTAAAGCCTATAAATATATCATTCTTATATTTATTATAGAAGTCAATTAGTGCTTCATCGTCATTGATAATTACCTTACCTTTTCTAGTTGAGTATTCAATAAATACAACTAACCAGAAACTTCTTCCGGTAATCGGATCTTTTGAACGTGAGAACACTTCGAAATCGTAGAAGAATATTCTAGGTTTTTTACCCATTTAATCATCAAACCTTCCCTAAATGTTCTAAACACTTGTTTCTGTGTGAGCATAGATTTTTACAAAAAAAGTCTTTAGTAGGATCTAAATCTATATCCCAATAAACAATATCATTTTTATTTATTGAATTAATTTGTTTTACTGTATTAGTAATATATTCTTGTAATTCATTAACAGCTTCATTTGAAAAATCAACATTCACAATTCCATCCAGTAAATCTTCATCGAAAATATCAAGTTTATTTCGTTCAACTAATTTTCCATTTTTTAATACGTATTTTAGCATATTGAATTGTAAATTAATTTTATAATCAGGATATTTTTCACTTAACGCAAGGCCGTAAAATAAAAGCTGCCTAGATTTTTTAGGTAAATCCTTTTTACTAAACTTTGTGCTGGTTTTCAAGTCAATTATGTATATTTCATTTCCAATTCTATACCATAAGTCTATATATCCCCTCATAATGACACCAATTATTTCAATTTCAACATAGTCTTCAATACGAATTGTATCATTGTTGATTGGATTATAATTCTCTAAAAAGTGAGTAATGCAGGAAATATAATTGTTCCTTACATTCTCACTCATCCATGCTAAATCTAACATTTCAGCATCATTAACAGCTTCTTTAAATTGTTGAACTGCTTCATCATTAGTTATTTGTTTTTGTACCATTGATTGTGTTAATTCATGCGTAATAGTTCCGAGGAAGGAATAAATATTATCCCCTCCCCTTTGTCCTGCAATATAATCATAATAATATCCTCTTCTACAATTATGGAAGTTTTCTAACTTAGAAAAAGAATACTTTTCCTCCACTTAATCATCCCCATTCTACATAATTATTTATTAATTCATTAAAACCATCTAAACCAACATCTGATGGTGAATTTTTACTACCTTTTTCAAGTATCTTATGATCCCTATCTATAACAAACCCAACTTTAATTTCAAAAAATTTAAGTAATATCTTTGTCTTTTCAATCTGTCTAAGAATTAATTCCTCTTCCAGTCCTTCATCAAAACAGAAAATTATTCGTTTTGGATTTAACCAAGATAATTGTTTAATTTGTTGATTATGTATTGAATTACCGCCCAATGCCAATGAATTATATATTTTCATTGAATCAAGTTGCATTACAAACTTAGATGATTCTCCAACATAAATATCATCACTTTCCTGTAAGTTAATATAATTTGTATTGTAACCAAATAAAGTTTGGCTTTTTGGGAACGGAATAATTGGGAACCACTTAGACACTTCATCTTGTTTGTAATCTCCCATATATCTCCCTTCAATTCCCACAAGAGATCCTTCATAATCGAACCACGGAACTGAAATTCTACAGGACAAATGATCAACACCGATATTAAACTTTCTCTGTGTAGAAAAACTAATTCCATCCTTTAAAAACAAAGTATTATATTTGTTAATGTAATCCTTCATGATATCTTCATCATACTTTTTTAATTCAATCGCATTTTGATTTCTACGTTTAATTCTATCGTAAAATCCACCAAATATCTTTTTTGGTTTATTAAATTCTATGTATGTAATTCCTAATTCTGTCTTAACTGTTTGTATAATATCTTTTAAATCAACTTTTTTACTTTTCATAATTAAACTAAATAAGTCACCGTGAATGTCTCTTCCAAAATCATTTGCAGTCAAGTTTTCATTTAGTTTAATTCGAACTGATGTATTATTTGTTTTTTCATCAATCCCACACCTAATTTCCCTACTACGAACATCAATATTATAAAAATCATAATGCTCCAGTATATTTTCTATATGATGTGGATTATCCATTAATCGTTTCTTCAACTCAATCATAACATCAGCCCTATTTTAAGAAATCAATCCGTGAAGGTTTACAATAACCCAATTCATGCCATACGTTAATGTGACCGTCATATTTATATAAGATTGCTACAGAATCTTCATCATTCCTAGTTTTATCAACAAACATAATCCTAAATTGTCCACCAAGGGTATGATCAATTTCAAAAAAGTCCTTTTTCCACTTTCCACTTGAATCACGTTTTAAACGATAAGGATTCATATAATATTTGCTTGTTTTATCCAATTCAATTTCATTTACAACCTTACGCATAAGAAAAATTTCTGAACATACCTCTTTTGTTTGTTTACTGCTGGATAGTGTTTGTGATGTTAACCAAGATGTTTTTTCAAGATATGTGGCTAACTGTGCAGTAATGATCTGTGGGACATTATATTTTGAAGCGAATTGAAATAATGCTTTTGAATCTTCAACCATAGATCCTCTAGCAGCTCCAATATCTGAGGAATCCTCGGCCTTAAATGTATCATACAAGAATGCTGAGTATCCTTCATTAAGATGTAATCGTTTCTGTTCCCTTACAATATCTCTGACATTATAATCAAATGTCTTAACAAATTTAATACTCGATTTATAATTTTGATTAACAAAGTTCTTTGCTAAACGGATCATTTTTCTATCTTCATCAGTAAATTGACCACTTTTCAGCTTTTTACGGGTAAGTTTAAAGTATTTAAAATGATTAACTAAAGTGTAAATCATAATTAATATTTGCCAAGCAATTTTTCTTTGCTCATTTGCAGTTATAACAACTTGTTCTCCTCGGTAAACCATTGGCATTATAATGTTTGAAAAGGAAAATGATGTTTTACCTGATCCACTAAAACCACCGATCAGCGTCAATTCACCTTTATTAATGCCCATTGATATGTTTGATAACAATGGAGAAGCCCATATTTCTTTATTATCAGTTTGAGAAAAGCCACCGATATCAAAGGGGATACCCATTAACATTCCAGTTTCTAACTGTTCTTCAAAATTATCTTCAATCCCTAAATCACTAATTTCCATATCATTTGACTTTACTCTAATTCCTATATTTGAAATACGTGATTCAAAAAATTGTAATGTTTCAGCAGCACTCATTTTTCTTAATAATTTAATTGGAATGATTTCTTTATTATTGATAGTAATTTCCTTTGTTAAATTAAATCCATCTTCATGTAATTTAAGTATGATGTTTTCACGGTTTAATACATCAATATACTGTTCAACGTTACTCATATTTATCATTTCCATTGTATTGTAAACAACATCATATCCACCACGTTCATTAAATCCATTCATTAATGTGTCATTATCACCTAAATAAGATATGATAGATACTTCATCGAATACTTTATATAACTTACTCAATTGCTTTCCAAGTGAGAAGTAAAACCTTGCATCTTCAGTTAGAAAATTATCAGGAGTAATTTCTTTATATTCATTATATAGATTTGGGTCTTTCCAAAAACTAAATACAGTATTTCCTTCTACGCCAAGTCTACCTTCAAGTAATTCCTTGGGATATTTTTCTTTTACACCAGTAAGAAACTCACTCATATGTTATCCTCCATCAATATTCGTCTATAAAATCTGTAAATGATTTTTTCTTTGTTGGTGTGTATTTTACTTCTTCAACATAATCAAAATCATGAACTTCCGTATCTTCAACTTGCTCTTTAAAATCTCCAATTTGATTTTTGATAATTGCAGCAAAGTACCTTATCTTTGCGTATTCATGAACAAATGGACTGTTCCCACATATTGCTGCATCCAAATCAAGCATATTTTCTTCCATATATTTTAGTATCTTCGTGTATGTATGAACCTTTGCAATTTCTGTTAACTCTTTAAATAATGCCGTATTTGTTGTTTTTCCAATTAGTTCAAATGAAAGATCAATGACTTTATTTTTACTCTCTTTTTCAATATTAATAGTTTCGTATTCTTGTAAATTGCAATAGTAAGTATTCTTATCTTTGACAACTACTTTATAAGCATTATCCCTATCAATTTTTTTCTTACATCCTTTACAAATAACGAGCAAAGTTAATTCCTCCTTTAGTTAAAAGATAATAGGGAGGAATCACTCCCTCCCTATTCAATTATAGGATTGCTAAAATTTCTTCAAACATTTGAGTTGGTTTTGTTTCATCTAGTTTAGTAGCACCATATGTACTTAAAATTTCTTTAACTTGTTTCTTTTGTTCAGTTGTTGCTACTTTAAACTTACCTGCAACTTTTGCTTTCAGTTCTTTATTATGTTCAATATCGATTTCAGGTTCTGTTTCTAATAATTCTTCTTCCGCAGATTCAGGTTCTTCGATTATAAGCTCTTCTTTTGGTTCAAACACTTTCACATCTTTATTATTTAATGCCCCAGTCTTTGAAAGTGCCATGCCTTTTTCAACCACCTCAATAAACTCTTTGGCCATATTAGGTTTATCAAAAACAATGTATTCTGGAACTGCACCCATTGCAAATCTTCCACCAGCATCAATCAAAGTAGTTGAACGTAAATATAATTTTCTAATTTCACCAGTTGCTTTACGTCTTTTCTTTTCATATTCCCCTTCACCAACCGTTTCTTCTTCTACTTCACGATCAATATAACCTGTGAAAGTAACATCAAATACATCACCAAAAGCAGCTTCATAATTAGATTGTAGATTAGAAGTTAATTGCATATAACCTTCTTCCTCGATATTACCTTTTTCCTTTATAGTCCTGAATTTTGTATGACCAATCATCCATACACCAAATCCAGCTTTGCGTAATTCTAGGAAGTAATCTTTAATTAGTTCAACTACTTTAGTTTGACCTGCTCCATAACCTCCATATGCTTGATTAATAGATTTACAAGGTTTCTTTGTATCTATTACAGATAAGCGAATTACTTCTTTTTCAAACATGGGAATTATTTCTTCTGCCACATCAAATACCACTAATTCAATTTGATGTTCTTTATTTTTTTCTTTTACTAACCAATTCTTTAATTCCATTAATTCTTGATAAGTTTCGATATGTACTACATTTAAATTATCTAATAATTTAAATCCAATTTCAGCTCCGAGTGAAACCAATAATCCCTTTTCAGGATCACCATATTTTTCAATAATAACATCACGCGCGAGAGTTGATTTGCCGAATTTCTTTTGTGAACGTAAATAAATACTTAAATCACGAATATCAGTTGAAATAGTGTTAATCTCTGGTTTTTTAAATGCCATATGTATATCATTCCCCTTATTTATTAAATTAATTTTATATAAACTTTATGTATTAAAGAATATCGTCTAAGTCAGAAAGATCATCCAAATCTTCAACAGTTCCAACTTCTTCATTTTCTTCTTGTTCAGGTTCAATTACTTTAATCACAAAATCACTATCTACAAATACAGTATCTTTACGTCCTTTAGTAAATCCTCTGGATACATTTGTAATTACAATTTCTTGTACTTTATCTCCGTAAACATCTCCACCTATTTCTCTACGAATCTCATCCATTGTAATGGCCTCTAATTCAAGCATTTCTTTTTGGAAATCAGTTAACATATCTTCAGTAATTTCTACTTTTTGTGCTCCATCTAATAACCTAACTTTTACACCGAATTCTTTCCAAGAATCATCATCAACTTCAAATTGTCTTTTTAATACTTTTACTGTCTTACTTGCTTTTTCATCTTCATTTGTATCATCAAGCACTAATTGGATAGGTATAGCAATAGTTTCTTTTCGTTGACCATCATATTCACGTACAAAACCATTGATATAATATTTTTTAGTTGCTTCATAACTTCCTACATCTAGACTTTCTTTATTATAAAATACGGTAATTTGACCAGTTGAAGTTTGTTCTGTATCACTAGGAACGAGATACAACCGACTTGGAACTAATGATTTATAAATTTTACCATTGTATTCTTTATATACGATATTACCAGATATTTTAAATACTTTATCTTTAAGTTTGTCTGATGAAATAATTTTATAAAGGTATTCTGTAAAATCATACTCAGATAAGAATTCTTTTCTTCGTTTTTTACTTAATTCTAATTCTTGTTGCAATTCTTCAGCATCAAGATTAAGTTCCTTTAATTCTTCATCAGTTAATGTTCCTTCTTGATGCTTTGTGATTGCATTTTCTAATTTATATCGTCTTCCGTATTGTTCAAGATCAACAACATACTTTTTAAATTCTGCAATTTGTTCAATGATTTCTGGTTTATTACGATCTTTCCACGGGATTTGAATATTTTCTCCTTTGGTTCTTTCGTGTGTTGTTGGGTTAGTTTCACCTTTGGTAAATGTATAAACCTTTCCTGTTCCATCTTCCTTAAACATTCCTTCAATTGTTAACATATGTCTGTTTTCAGCAGATTGAATGTTAAATAGTAATCTTGCCCTAGCCCATCCACTGGGGAAACTTTGATAATCATAAGGTTTAAATTTTTCAGTTTCCTTTGAGATTGATAATTTACCGATAATTTCAAATGTATTTGCCATATATGTATAATTCCTCCTAATATATTAATCTATTATTCCTAGTTCTCTTGATAAATCAGCACGTTTTGCTTCATCTACTTCCCAGTCTGCAATTGCGTTGGTGTTTTTATGATTCCAAAGATGAATTACTCGATTCCCTCTTTTAAGTATGTAGAGATTTCCATATATGTATAACTCATTTCCTTTTTGGATCTCTTCTTCATTTCTAGCTGGAATTTTCTTAGCAAGAAGAATATTTCTTGTTAATTTTCGTCTTGATAAATCATATGTAATATCTTTATTATTTCGAACTTTGCGTTTATAATATTGGAAAGCCGTATCTGAAATAGTAACTAATTTCAATTTAGTCACCTCCTTTATTATTAATCCGTTATTTCGACTTTGTAATTGATCATCGCTTCATATAATTTTGAAGGTATTTTATCTTTATAATTTTCTGCTTTTTGTTTAATTAAATTTTCTTTATAACTTTTGTATGCAATAAATGCTCTTTCTGGTGTTTCGTAAATACCTAGATTAATAGTTTTCTTTACTCCGTTTAAACTTATTTTACATTGTGCAATATATTTATTTGTTTGTGTATGTCGATACACTCCTATTGGAAATTCACCTCTTATAGAGTTTCCTTTCACAAATAATGAATTAATGGAATGAGGAGCAAAAACACACGTTTCTGGACTATATACCTTATTGCCTTTAATGAGAATATCTTTTTCTAATTCCATTCTTTCTCCGTCTATTTCATAAAAATTTTTATCATACCAAGCTGCGAAGTTTTGGAAATTATGCCAACTTTCATCTACAGTACATCCTTTATATGTTGGTCGCATTTTTTGGAATTTTTCATCGTAACACCTTCGCAACATTTCACTCCACGTTGCATATTGTGTTGTCAACATACCATTTATGTAAGGTTGATATTGACCTTTTCCGATATAACCAATTCCACATTTTACCTTATCATAATCACTTCTGACATCACTATTTGTAAACCTTTGCCATGTTGATTTTACTACTTCACCAGTTTCTAAAAATTCTACATAGATATCAAAATAACTATTATATTCAATTACCTTCATTGTCGATCCATACTTATTTAAACCAGCTTTTCCAACACGTATTTTCCCTAAATTTTTCTCGCCTTTAATTTTCATCACTTCCTTTCATTAAGTTATTTACTACACTATTTATATTATCAAATTAATTATTTATATGCAATAGTTTTTATCAAATTAATTTTATTTATTTTCAAATTTATATACTCAGACCACCATTAACATCGATCACTGCACCATTAATGTATTTACCCATATCACTTACAAGGAACAGGAAGGAATTTGCAATATCTTCAGCTTCCCCAAGTCTTTTTAACGGAACCATATTTTCCATATTAGCTAATACTTCTGGTGGCATTTTTGCAGTCATTGGAGTCCTGATAAAACCGGGAGCAACACAATTTGCAGTAATACCTTTTTTACCTAATTCTTTTGCCCATGTTTTAGTCATTGCAATTACTGCTGCCTTTGTGGCACTATAATTCGTTTGGCCGATATTACCTGATTCACCTACAATAGAACTTGTAGTTACAATCCTTCCAAATCCTTCATTTACCATATGAGGAACAACTGCTTGAGTACAATTAAATACTCCAGTTTGATTTACTGCAATTACTTGATCCCATTGTTCCTGTGTCATTTTAACTAATGTTTTATCCATTGTAATTCCAGCATTATTTATCAAAATATCAATACGTCCAAAAGTATGAATGACATCCCATACCATACTATCTACATTCTTACGATTAGTAACATCCACCCAAATAGGAATTGATTTATATTCACGATGCCACATTTCAGAATCATGATTAAGTTGCATTAGAATTGGAGTCTCATACATCTCATTAATTTCATCAGAAACTCTTTTAGCACCGTCCCAATTTGCATCGGCTACCACAACAACAGCACCTTCTTTTGCGAATAATTTAGCTGTAGCTTCTCCGATCCCTGATCCTGCTCCGGTTATAATTGCTATACGATTTTCTAATAACATAATTAATCCTCTCCTTATTTATTAATATATTTTTATCATAGAGGATATTCTAAGTTGTAAATAAAAGGTACATTTTAATGTGAAAAAGTTTGTGAATTTTTAAAATAAACCTTGATATAACATTGTTTCTAAGCTATATATTTTCACAAACTTTTTTAGTTAAGACGCTATTTGTTTCGTATTGTGTCTTAAAGCAAACTTAGTAAACGTGTAATATCTTCTGGTTTGTGTCCGTCATAAGGTGGAGAAAAAGCAAATTCCTTAACCTTGAACAAATCCCAATAATCTTTGTGATAATGATAGGTATAATTACCTTCTGGTGTCTCAATCCCCACAATGAAATAGTCATCAAACATTGTATTATCATCGTGTTTCCAAGATTTCCAAGCTCTATCCTTATTTTGATTGCAGATAATCGAAAATAACATCATTCGATGGTAATACAACTCATCAAACGTATGTGAACCATCATTAATTAAACCTATTCTTTCAACATCAAATTCAAATTTAGGCATTTTAACCTCTCCTTTTTAGTTCGCCTTTTAACTTCTAAGATTCATAAACAAATTCGAATGTATCTACATTGTTATCAATACTTGTTGGTAATCCTGTTAATTTTTCAATTAAATTTTCATTCGGATTATGTAAAACGAAATTTCCTTGTAATTGTTTTTCGTACAAGTAAGAATTAACTTTTACTTTAACTGGTACTTTACCTGTCTTTGTAAACATTTCATTCATCTTTTTAGTGATCTCTGTAAAGTTCATTTACTTCCCTCCTAATCTATTAATGTATTTGTTTTTGATATGATAAAGCATCAATCATTGCCATTTGTGTTTCTCCATCTTGACCATTCAATATTCCACAAGAAAAGCCGGTATCGAATGCCATCAAAGCTGCACGTATGATTTTCTCTGATGCTCCCATTGCAGTCAACGAATTTAAGTAAGTCTCTAAAACTTGCTCTCTATAATCCAATTAAACTACCTCCTTTAATTAAACGCAGGTATTAAACTACTTATTCCCCTCAAAAGTGTTAATACTGTAACTGTTGTAGTTGTGATAATACTTGTTGGACTAAAAGTCGTTATATGTACATCATGTTTCTTATGTAGATCTGGTGAAGGCATTTTTTCATTATGTATATCTTGAAACTGTCCGTTAATTTTAAGTTTTAAATCACTAACATCTGATTTAATTTGTAAATCCCGTAACTCAATATTATGTAATTCTTTTTGCATATTATGTATCGTATCATTTTGTTCAATGTTCAGTTTTGCTAACTCTTGTAATGCTAAATCATAATGGTGTAATTGCAGCAACATTAGTAAGATCAGAATTATCATTATTACTCTCCAGACCCATTTTCTGAACCGACTTTTCTTGTTTTGTTGTTGCAGGGGAATCACCTCCTTTCATATTTAATATTAATATATTTATATTTAACTGTCAATAATTAATTTAAAATCTCCGTTTTAATAAACCGAATTTTGCCTATTATACACGTACAACTGACCACTAATATTTTTCACAACCTGAATTTCCTCATTTTCAAATCTAAAAGCATTACTCACACCAGCCGGATTAAAGATCAATTTACCAAATACTTTACTTAACAATTTGTATTCATCTTCATTTAATTCTAGGTTATATGTAGTTGCAGCATTTTCTTTTATGTACATATGTCACCTCCTATTAAAATATTTCTTTTATTGGATAATATATCTATATGTAGTATGTTCAGTACTAACCTTATACTACATATAGATACAAATTATGTATTATTAATATAATTTATTTTAAAACTTATCAAATACACAAGGTTTAGCTTGTAAAATATCCTTCATAAATTCATGTGCATTCTCTTCTGTTAGATCAATTCCCATTACAAATTCAATTTCTTCTTTTACATCTTTAGGAATCATTGTAATGAGTGCTTTACCATACCCTAAACTGTGTATCATACTATTGAAAATCTTAGGATGATTTAATCTCATCCATTGCATATATCCAAATTTTACTGGTATTGGACATTGCATACAACCTGTACGTGGTGTGAATATGTCATATCCTAACTTTTTTAGTAAGATTGATTGTTTACGAGACACATTAAGTAACTGTTCCTTTTGTAATGAATCTACATTAACTTCATATTCAATTAATTCACTTTTATTATTATGTATTATTTCCTGATTATTTTCAGGATATTTCATTATGGTATTTTTATCGTATAATTCATTATAAGGTATATTTTCTTGTTTTACATAATCCCAAATATCTTCTTCTTTCATCCACATTATCGGTCTACAAGTAAATGCTTTCCACTCTGTAGAGGAGTAAAAATATTCTCCATCTCGAAGCCCAGCTCTTAATCGTTGTGTTGATTCATCTGCCCTTAGTCCATTTATTACTAAATCCCAATTATTTTCTTTAATTGAGCGTTTCATTGGTTCGTGTTTTAATGTGCCACAACATTTCTCAGATAAGGGTTGACCATTTCTTCTGTCTCCTTTACGAGTAAAGAAATAGGATGAATCTACACCTCCATGCTTTTCAATTACTTTCTTTAGTGGAATTTTTGGTTTACTAATGATTAAGTTTAAGTTCCAATCTTTACGTAATTGATTAGCGTATATCCTTACTTCAGGAAACTCATTCAATGTATCATTCCAAATAACTTGAATCTCACTTGGATCACGACCTAATTCAGCTAACGCTTTCCTAGTTATGTATAATGTAACAATTGAATCAATACCAAACGAGCAGCTTACAACTGGATTTTTAGACCGTTTTAGTGCTTCTTTAACTAATTCTATTCCCCAACGTTCTTTTTCGGTTAATGTTGAGTTGTGCCAGTTTCTATAGTGAGAATATCTTACTACACGTAATGCTCTTGTTTGCTGTTTCGAAACTTGATCCATATATAAATCTGAAACATTCAAATCTCCCATTTCATCAAAAGACATAACATCATATTTTTCAAATTGTTGCTTATGATATTTAGAAGTCTCTTTGTCTTTCAATTTATCATAACGTTTCTTTTCCTCATC